AAAGTTGTATCACCTGTTTGTTGGTAACCAAAGATGTTTCTAACTTCAGCACCTCGTATCAGGCCTCTACTGACTTGTAAATTCTGGTCTGTTAAATATCCTACTGACATTATCCTTTAACCCAATCCTTTTCTGCCGTGAAGTTTGCACGACTAAATTCTAATCTATCTACTAATTTAACTGCACCTGCAACTCTATCAACTGCAACATAACCCTCAGGTGCTGTTACTTTATAACCATTAGCTGTTCTTAAAAAATGACCAATACTTTGCACTTGTGAAAGTTTTTGTATTAAGAAATTCTTTGCAACACCTAAACTAATATGACTTGCAATTGCAAAATATAAAGCACTTTGATTTCTGTCTATAAATTTTAGACCATCTTCTTTTGCTTTAATATAAGGCGCTTTACCTCTTTCTGTTTTTTTACTATCTATTTCAGCTTGTAAAAAACTTTCGTAATAACTTCTAAACTGGTTTTGCATAACTTTAACTTTATCCATACCAGCATTTGAATTCTTAATATAATAATTAAAGAATGTTTTTAATCGGTAACCTACTGAGTATTGGTCATTAGCACTAATACTTTTAGACATCTCATCTAAAATAGGTTTTGCTTTTGTAAGAGAACCTTGTGCCATTCTAATACGAGCATCAAACTGTGCAAGTTCGTTTTTATTAAATGTAGATGAACCTGAAGTATCTTTGTATGAAGCTGATGCTAAGAATATAGATGATGTAGGACTTTTGCCTTTAACACTACCAAAACCAGCAGTCATACTATTCATAGTTTTGCCAGAATAAACTGTGTGAAATACAATACCTAATTTTGCTCTTGCAATTGTTTTACCAATATCTGAATTAGTAGGTACTGCATATGTAATTGTATTAGGTGTAAAAGTAATCATACTTTCACCATCAATTGCGGCTGTTTTTAAATCACCTCTTGTATATAAAAGGTCGCCTTGGTAAACACCTTGTAAACCTAATTTAGGAAGTTCTCGTAAACATACAAGCAATTTGTTTGCTAATTCACCACCATGGTTTTTACGAATATCGCCAGGTGTATAATTAATTTTAGGTGTTTTATTAAATACTGATTTTGTACCGACAAAGAATTTGCCGTTTTCTGGATTGATACCACAGAATACAGCAGGTGCACCGTCCCATTTGACGGACATATTAATCTTACCGCCAATATTACCGGCTAACATATTTCTAACTGAATTAAGGAAGTTGATAGCGTTCTCACCACCCTTAGAACCACGATTAATAATATCGTCTTCTAAGTGTTCTAAGTGAGTATTCTTTTCCTTAGTGATAAATCCTTTAAAACTAAACATTTTTCTCTCTCATTTTTGTCCATTATACCAAATTTCCATACATTTGTCAAGCACTTTTTTGCTTTTTTTTCATCAAATCCATCAATAAAATCAATCTTTTTTACTATTTATAATAGCTTTACACCAGAAGTTGTGATGAATAGTGATTTACCAGACCATCCACCAGCCTGTCTTGTTCTACAAGTAATCGGTATCTGCACTTTTTGACCAGCAAAATTAAAGTTCATTTTAAAAGATTGTGATGTTCCATTATAATCAGCTGTAATATTTTTGATATTAGTAACTTTTGTATTAATTAATAATTCTTTTAATTCTTCATTGTCAGATACATCTTTAATGTCACTAATACCGTTTTCTTTACCTATTAGTAATTTATATGGACATGGTTTGAAAGTTGACCTAGGGTCATCATAGGTGTAAAAGTAAATTGTATTTAAAAAGTAAACCATATTTTTTGGTTCTTTTAAATATGTTGAAAAATCTCTTATTAAATTATTTCTAAAAGGATAATAAAAGTCATCAGCATAAAAGTCTTTCATATTTTTTCTAAATGCTGATGCTAATTTAGCAAACGCTTCTTTTGATGCACTCTCACTAAATGGTTCTTTTGTTATATCAAAAGCATTAATAGCGCCTTTTGCTGTTGCGCCTGTAACTGTCTTAGTTGCTTTTTTCCATGCACCATCAACTATCTTTGCAATATTAGTTTGTTGTGTGCTATTTTCTAATTTACCATAATAAGCATAAATGTTTGTATTAAATTTCGGCGTTTCATCTTTACCTGCAGCTATCTTATTAGAATATCCTAAAAATGTACCGTCATTAAATTCAATAATAACATCTGAAGGAGTTTTTGGTGAAATGCCTGATGGTTTACCTCTAGGCACCCAATAAAGATTTCTAATTTTTTTGGCACCTATATCTTTTTTAACTGCAATAGCATTGTTAAGTCCGATTTTTATATCTCTTTCAGGTGTTTCATCTTCATCAATTAACATACATAAGTCTTCGAATGTAACTGAATTACCTTCACCGGTTTTGACACCTGTGGGGGTATTTTTCATTTTACAGGCATGATTTTCTAATTCTTTTGGGTCCATATGTTTATTTACTAAAAAGTAAACAGTTAAAAATTCATTAACATTGGAAGAGGCGGTACTATTTTTTCTAGTAACCATACCTAAATGACCTTTGATGGCCTTTTTAGTTAGTTGTACACCATAAGGCAATACAGATTTTTTATCAAGAGCTAATTGAAATAGAAATTTACCGGCAGTTTTATAGATAACTTTGCCTTTTAAAGTATCAACACATTTAAATAATATATCCTTATTTTTAGTGTCAAAACCTTCTTTTTTTAATGCAGCTCTGGCTGCACCAATTGTGGCCGTATCCATAGTATAGTATGGATTAGGCACTCCTTTTTGTTGATAATACGGTGATACTGTTGGCATTTTTCTCTCCTGTACATATTTATAATATGCCTAGGACAGAATGTCAAGCCTTTCTTTCACCTTTTGTACATAGGAAGTCTGGTACACCACCATTTTCCAACCAAACTCTATGTTTATTTTGAAATTTGACCAGACTAGAAGCGTCTTCTTCAAAAAAGTATTCGTGTATAATTTTGTTTTTAGGTTTCTCTATCACCTGCCATAATATCTTACGGCCTTTTTTTACCATTTTCTTAATGTAATGCAAGTTCTTATCTGCCTTTCCTGGTCTTTTATCGCCTTTGTGAAATCTAACTTTTTGTTTTTTTGGCATAACCTATAATTTAAAATCGCTAAATTTACTGTAAGCGTCATCTGGTGTAGGGTAGTTATTTTCTTCTTTCTGTCCACTATCTACTATGTTTTGTGCTGAAGCAGCCACATCATATAATCTCATTTTTGACCTATCAACACCAATAATAAATGCTTTGTTCATACTAGGGTCATTGTAACGATTCTTCAGTTGTTTTACTTTCATTTGACCTAACGCCTCTAGTTCTTCGTTAGACATTAAAGCAAACATAAAATCAGCAGTAGCTGGCAAACCAAAAGATTCTGAAGTATCTTCTAAACCAATATCTGTAGAAACAAAACCAGTTCTAGTTGTTTGTGTTGCAGTAAAAATAGGCACATCAAATTCTACAGCAAGACCTCTAAGTTCTTCTGCAATTGCTTTGATATAGAAATAAGATGAAATATTACCACCTTTAAATCTTGCACTAGCACAAATGTTCAAGTAATCAATAAAGATAACATCTGGTTTAAATGACTTTTTCAATGCAAGTTCATTTAACAATGCTCTGAAATGGCCACTATGAGCAGACGCTGTTGGATATTCTTTGATAATTAATTTACCTTTTGTCTTTGCATTTAGTTTTTCAAGTTTACTATCATACAATTGTTTAGGCATGGTATGTAAATCATCAATTGTTGCATCAAATAAGTTTGCATCAATTCTTTCTGCAATTCTTTCCTCAGCCATTTCTAAAGTAACATACAATACATTTAAACCTTCACTTAAAAAGTGAGAAGCACAATGACACATAAACAAAGATTTACCAACACCTGTGCCTGCAAGAGCAACATTCAAAGTTTTACTTGGAACACCACCTTTGGTAATCTTGTTGAAATAATCTAAATCAAACTTATATCGTTTTTCTTTTGTATGATACCAGGCAAAACGGTCTTCAGCATCTTCAATATAATCATGCCCAATATGATTGTCAAAACTAACAGCCAAAGCATTTGCTAAAATGCCAGGTATTGCTTCTGGTGTTCTCTTTTGGTCTTTGTTATCTAAGATTTTAATACCATCTAAAACGGCATTATGCACAGCTCTATCTTTACACCATTTTTCTGTAGTATCAAATAACCATTGTAAATCAGTCTTCTCATCTGATAGGCCATTGATGATGAGTTTGATATTTTTTAATTGGTCTTCAGTTAAATCTTTACGAGAACCTAATTCAATATTGATGGTTTCTTTTGTGGGTAGATTTTTATATCCTTCAACAAACTTTTCAATTTGTAAAAAGAGTTCTCTTTCATCTGAATTTGAAAAATAATCACCTTCAATAAAAGGCAAAGCCTTTCTAGTAAAATCTTCGTTAAAGAAAAGATTTCTTAGGATTGTTGTTTCAATTCGTTCACTTGACGATTGCTGTACCATCTTTTAATTGTTGCTCCATTAGTTCAATTAATATATCGCCGATATATTCCATAAAATCTTCATCATCAGCCACATCTTTTTTGTTAGGGTTCCTAACTATATCATAATCAAATATCATTGGCAATGTTCCGTCAGCGTTCTCTTTGTCGCCAAACTTGACATTACCATATTTGTAAATAACACCTTCATACTTTTCTTCCAAGAGTTTTATACAGGTGAAATCATCACCTTCTCTTTGTACAAAGGCGTATTTTTTATTCTTCGTCTTGTCCGTAGGTGAATTTTCGTTTGGTATATTCATCAATCTTATCTAATACCTCTTTTGTAAAATATTTCTCGGGGTCATCATTGATAGACTTACCAAACACTTTTGTGCCGTCTGGTAATTCAATTCGTGTTGATACTTTATTGAATATGCCAGCTTCAATAGCAAGGTCTAATAAACCATAATGTCTATCTAAACCAGTTTTATAAGTTAATCTTACATCAATTTGAGCATTTTCTTTTGTTAAACGAGATTTATAATTTTTACAATGTATAATATTACCAACAACCTCAGTACCATCTTTTTCTTTTCTCTTACCAAGGTATATGATTGATGAAGCAGCGTATTTCAAACCTGAACCGCCACCCATTTCTTTTTGAGGGAACATTGAACCAATAACATCATAGGTGTGATTAGTCATAATCATAGGAACACCTGCTTGTCCTAGTTTCAATGTTAAAACTCTAAATGCTGATTTCACAATCTGACTTCTTGTCATATCTCTTG